AACTTGTAGAGCATTGCGTAATGAATCTTTAAGGTATGTTACTATTAAGATCAATGAGGATAAGCCGTTTATATTTGGATTAGATTTTATTGATAGGAATAAAAAGGTTTATGTTGTTGAGGGGCCTATTGATAGTTTATTCATTCCAAATTGTATTGCTGTTGCAGGTACAGCATTTGGTAAATTAGATTCATTGGGCATTCCAAAAGAAAGATTGATCGTTATATTTGACAATCAACCTAGGAATAAAGAAGTTTGTAAAATTATAGACAAGACCATCAATAGCAATTATAATATTGTTATCTGGCCACAGACGTTAGAAGAAAAAGACATTAATGATATTGTGTTAACGGGCAAAGAACCATTGAACATAATTAAGAAGAACATATATAATGGCCTAGAAGCAAAAATGAAATTCGTATCATGGAAGAGGTGTTAAATGAAATGTAAGTTAATTAGTTATAGCAGACCGGCACGTGAATTAGTGTCAGATGGTTTGTATGACGTACAAGATCTAGTAGCATTTTGTGCAAGAGTTTCTAATCCAGCAAACCAATATAACACAGAAACATCTGAGAAATTGATTAAGTATTTGATTAAACATCAACACTGGTCACCACTTGAGATGACATCTGCGTGTATTGAGATTGAAACAACAAGAGATATTGCCCGTCAGATTCTTCGTCATAGAAGTTTCTCTTTTCAAGAGTTTAGTCAACGATATGCGGATCCTACGCAGGATTTAGATTTTGTTATTCGTGATGCACGTCTACAAGATACTAAAAATCGTCAAAACTCTGTCGATCTAGATTTGCAGAATGATGAACAACGACAGATTGCATATCAATGGCAAAATTTACAGCGAGATCTTATAAATAAAACCCGGGATGTATATTCTTGGGCAATCTCTAAAGGTATTGCTAAAGAACAAGCACGAGCAGTGCTTCCTGAAGGATTAACAGTCAGTAGACTTTATATGAATGGTACCTTAAGAAGTTGGATCCACTATATAATGCTACGAGCTGGCAATGGAACTCAGAAAGAACATGCTGAGATTGCTCTAGCTTGCGCGGAAGTGATTGCAGAAATATTCCCAATGACTAAGGATTTGATAAATGAACAGTTATGATGATGTAAGAAGTTTTATGCGTGCTGGAGATCAGCAAGTACATAATACTCCTAGTGTTTCAGATGATAGAGTTGCCCAAGGCACTCTTTATATGAAGTTGGTTAAAGAAGAGTTTGAAGAACTGATGCGAGCATGGGGCGACAAAGACCTTGTTGAAGTTGCAGATGCATGCGCAGATCTAAAATGGGTTATTGAAGGCTTAGAACATTCATTGGGCATTCCGCAACAAGCAGTTTGGGATGAAGTTGCGCGATCTAATATGTCTAAGTTAGTTGATGGTAAGTTGATCAAAAGGGAAGATGGTAAGGTATTAAAGCCTGATACATTTATTCCACCAAACATTAAAAAAGTTCTAGAATCTTAAATGTGGTATCTATCTCTATTACCTAGTATTGTCTTTCATGCTATATTGGCAGCAGGATTGCTGTTTATATTTGTTAGCATGGTACTTAAAGTAGTTCCATTCGTAAGTACATACTATATTCCTATTCGAATTGTAGGGTTTGTGCTTTTTGTACTTGGTGTATACTTTGAAGGCGGCCTGGGAATTCAAGCGGCAATGATGGAACGAGTAAAAGAGATGGAAGCAAAAGTTGCTGCAGCTGAAGCTGAAAGCAAAAAAGAAAACATTAAGATACAAGAAAAAATAGTATATAAGCAAAAGATAGTTCGTGAAAAAGGTGCAGAAGTTATAAAGTACATAGATAGAGAAATTGTCAAATATGATACTAAATTTGCACCTGGTGGTATTTGTGAACTTCCTAAGGAATTTTTTATATCTCACAATGAAGCAGCTAAGGAGCGTAGATGAAATTATACACTACACTTTTATTGCTTATACTATTGACGGGATGTTCAACAACGGTTCCTGTTGTTGCAAAATTTCCAGAAGTTCCTAAAGTATTGATGTCAAAATGTCCTAATCTACAAGAACTTAGTATGGATGCAAAACTAAGTGATGTAGCAAAAACAATTACGATAAATTATAGTTCATACTACGAATGCGCAGTTAAAATGGACGCATGGATAGAATGGTATAGCGTACAAAAAATAATATATGAAGGAATAAAATGAAAAAGTTATTAGTATTATTAAGTATTACTTTGCTTGCAGGATGTAGTACTGTAAGTAATTTACAAAAGTATTGGCCACGACCACACGACCCAATTATGTTTGGGTATTTAGTTAGTGCAGATATTGAAATTAATAAAGTTGATTGTGAGAAAAGTAATTGGTCAAATGTAATTGCATACACAGAACATTTGACAAAATATACAGAATGGCGAAATGATCCACAGAAAGATAATATTAAAGGATTACATAGTCACGCAATAAAGATGAATAGCGGTGCAAGTAAAACCTTTTGTGAATTAGGTAAAAAGACAGCAACACAAAGAATAAACGCAACAAAAACCGCATGGGAGAATCGATAATGCATCCGTTAGAACAAGAAATACAATCAATCGTTGAAGCATGTCAAACAGGCAGTATTAGTATTGAAGAACGAGATTATTTGTTACAAGAAATAAGAGATGTTAGAGTAGCACAGGAATGTGCTGGAGATGAAAAAGCAATAAGATATGTAGTACAGATTTGCAACGCTGCGCTATCGGTAGTTTAAAATAAAAATTGGAGTAAAGATGACGCAAGAAATTGTGCATGGGATAAAAGTCGATTATACTAGAGATAATCTATTTGATGAGTTAGGTCTAAAAAGATTAAAAGAAAGTTATATGAAGGAGGACGAGGTCTCGCCGCAAGAAAGGTTCGCATATGTTTCAAAGACGTTCGGGTCTAATGCGGAACATTCGCAAAGACTTTATGAATATAGCAGTAGACATTGGTTGTCATATTCTACTCCTATTCTCAGCTTTGGGCGTAGTAAGCGTGGCCTTCCTATATCATGTTTCTTACCTTATCTACATGATAGCGCAGAAGGTTTGGTCGATTGTCTTGCCGAAGTAAACTGGTTGTCCATGATGGGCGGAGGAGTTGGAATTGGAATTGGAATTCGTTCTTCAGATGATAAAAGTGTTGGGGTTATGCCTCATCTTCGTACTTATGACGCTAGCAGTCTGGCATACAGACAGGGGCGGACGAGGAGGGGGTCTTATGCTGCTTATCTTAATATATCTCATCCCGATATTCTTATCTTTTTAGAGATGAGAAAGCCAACAGGCGATCCCAATATGCGTTGCCTGAATCTACATCACGGTATTAATATTACTGATGACTTTATGCATCTAATTGAGCGTGCAATGATTGACCCAGAGTTAGATGATACTTGGGAATTAAAAGACCCCCACAATGGTGAAGTTAGAGACAAAGTATCAGCAAGAGAATTGTGGCAACGTATTTTAGATATGCGTATGCAAACAGGCGAACCTTATCTACATTTTATTGATACTAGTAATAAGGCAATGCCTGAGTTCCAAAAGAAATTGGGACTAAGTATCAAACAATCTAATTTGTGCAGTGAAATTATTTTACCAACGGATAAAGATCGTACTGCGGTATGTTGTTTATCCTCTTTGAACTTGGAGTATTATGATGATTGGAAAGATGACAAACTTTTTCTTCGGGACGTTGCAGAGATGCTCGATAACGTCTTGCAGTATTTCATTGATAATGCTCCTGACAGCATATCGAGAGCACGATTTAGCGCTAGCCGCGAACGGTCTATTGGTATTGGTGCTCTCGGTTGGCATGCTCTTCTACAAAAGAACAACATCCCGTGGGAATCAGCATCAGCAACAGGATTAAATCATAAGATATTTGGACACATTCGCAAGGAACTAGATAATGCAAATATTCAATTGGGTACCGAAAGAGGCGAAGCACCCGATGCGACAGGTACTGGACGCCGCTTCTCTCATATGCTTGCTGTTGCTCCAAACGCTTCTTCTTCTATTATTATGGGTAACACTTCCCCTTCTATTGAGCCCTTACGTGCGAACGCGTATAGACAAGATACTCTTAGCGGTTCTTCGTTGAATAAAAACAAATGGCTTAATGCAGTTATTGAGAAACATCTTGCAGGTGATGGAGAGGTAGTATCACAAAATGACTACAATGATATCTGGTCTTCGATTATTGCAAACGATGGATCAGTTCAACATCTTACTTGGATGGATGATTGGACAAAAGATGTATTTAAAACATCTATGGAAATAGATCAGCGTTGGGTAATTCAACACGCTGCCGATAGACAGCAATATATAGATCAAGCACAATCTGTTAATCTATTCTTTAGACCAGATA